TGGAGTATGGGCAAGCTGACCTGGACCAAGAAAAGTTTCCGTGAGCAATACAGAAAGCTTCGGAGTTTATTAACCCTCTAATTTTTGTGATATGGCTGGAATTATCAGCGGCTACATCAATGTGAGCAAGCTCGACAAGAGCAAGTTCAAGAAGTCTAAGAACGGTGACGTGTACTACTACTTCACCATGAGTGTGGAGAACGAGACCGACGAGTACGGCAACAACTGCGGCATCTATGATGAGCAGTCAAAAGAACAGCGTGAGGCCAAGGAGCGACGAGACTATCGTGGCAACGGCAAGGTTGTTTGGACTGACGGCACCATGGTCAAGTTCGTGAAGCAGGACAAACCAGGTAAGCCCGAAACCGTCAAGGTTGAGGAGGAGTCAGATGATGACCTGCCCTTCTAAAAGGGGCAGGTCCCCTCACCTCTGTAGTTTAATGGATAGAACAGAAGTTTCCTAAACTTCCGGTCCAAGTTCGATTCTTGGCAGAGGTACAAATTCTAATACAGTAGCAATGACAGACACAAGGTTAACCTACGGCGAGTTTCTCGCTGTCGCAACATCCCTCAAGACAGTGACGGGTGTCAGCAACAAGGCCCTGGAGAAGGGCATCAACAAGCAGGGTGTGTTGGCACGCATCTTCAGGAAGATAAAAGAGGACCCCAGGGCCATCCATACATTCGTCAGCCGCTCGCTGCACAAAGACACGCTGGAATACTGCAAGGCCAATGATGTTCAGGTCGACACTCAGAACTACCACGAGCTGCTCAGCTCAGGCGGTAAGTCGCCCAGGATTGAGTACACAGGCCAGAAGAAGTTGAGGTTTGTGGGCTTGTACTTTGGTGACCAGGAGGCAAGGGTTTTGCTTCCCGTCCTGGAGAAGAAGGGGTTTAGCTTTCCGCCAGCGAAGCCGCAGAGCTATGACTTCGTGGACCCGCAGCATTACAAAGATGGCGGCATAGAAGCCATCGACATGATGCGCCGCATATGGGGTGATGAGAAAGTGATTGCCCACTGCGAGATGAATGCATTTAAGTACCGCGTACGTGTAGGTAAAAAGCCAGGTGCTGATATTCAAACCGACCTAGCTAAGGCCGCGTGGTATGAGAACAAGGCGATTGAATTGAGGAAGCTGCTGTAAAGAACAGCAGCACCATAACCCAGACTCTGGGCCTATGGTGATTTTGGTTAGGGAAACAGAGGGGGCAACGGCTCCCTCTGCCCATGCTCTCGTAGCTCAGTCGGATAGAGCAACGCACTTCTAATGCGTAGGTCCTAGGTTCGAATCCTAGCGGGAGTACAAAGCTTTACATGTTGAGGCTGACGTGTAAAGAAATCAGCAAATTCTTTACACATGCACCTGTAGCTCAGTTGGACAGAGCATCTGCCTCTAGGCAGAGGGCCACTGGTTCGAATCCAGTCAGGAGTACCAAGGCTAAAGTGACCCGCCTAAAAGTGGTTGCATATCTAGAATCCTGATGTTGGGATTCTGAGTGATTAGGAATGCCCCCGTGGGTGGGAACCTGCGGGGGTTTTTATTTTAATTGAACACAAATGATAGACCCACTGAACTTTACTGAAGAGCAGGTACGCATCGTGTCCACAATTCAAAAGCATGCTTTCGAGAATGGCTTGGTGTGGGGCGTGGTGTACGCGCTTGCTGGAATCGCAGGAATTACACTTGCTGTTTGCTTAGCTACCAGGTGGGGAGGTTTATTCTTTTAGCTATGAAACAAACCAAAGAACTATGGAGCACCCTGTCAGAAATTCAAGGCAGGTACCTGAACCAGCTCGGAGCAGAGCTCGGTGATGACAGGAAAAGATTGAACGTGCTCATCAGGGTGGCCCTAGCCAATAGCCTGAGGAGGTACATGGATGCACCCCTGCTTGGTCGATGGTTTAGGAAAGACAGGACCACCGTCATGCACTGGCACAAGACACACAGCGAACGCTACAGCAACTTCCCTGTGTACCGCAACCTGTTTCACATAGCCAACAGTATCGTGGACACGTACGTAGACGAGCTCAGCATTGACCAGTCCGGTTTTAGAACAAACAAACCGCAGAGCCGCCAGGAGTGGAAGGACCTGGTCAGCACCAGCAACGCCCTGGTCATCTCCCTGGAGAATGAAGCAGCACGAGCCAGGAGCACAAGCGAATTAGCAAAAGAATTAATCGAACTACTCAACAAGTATGGTCACAATCTTCGAGCGGATAACGGAAACCAAGAAGCCGCACTACATGACACTGGAGAAGGCGCTCCAGAGAATTAAAGAGGGACAACAGAAAAGTCGTGTCACCCAAATCAGGATGGGTGACAAGAAGAAAAAGCAAGAGCTACCCGCCGTGCTGTTCTCAGGTAAGTTTACTGAGCGCAGCGACAAGGCCCTAGCAAAACACAGCGGATACATCGTACTGGACTTTGACCACGTCAATGTCCCCCAGGTAAAGAGCACACTGGCTTCAGACCAGTATGTGTTCGCTGTATGGGTAAGCCCCAGTGGTGATGGTCTCAAGGCTTTGGTTCGAGTGAGCAATCCAGAACGTCACCGCGACCACTTCCGTGCCCTGTGTAAATACTTTGACAGCCAGTACGGTGTCGAGGTAGACGTCAGCGGCATCAACGAGAGCCGTGCCTGCTACGAGAGCTACGACGAACACCTAGTGCAGAAAGACAGCGAGGTGTTTACTCGGATGGTTGGTGAGGAGCAGCCAGAGCAAACCGCCAGCATGGGCCAGGTGCAGACGGACTACAACAAGCTTGGCCTGGCATGTCACATGATTCGCAAAAGCCAGGACGGCAATAAGCACAACACCCTGGTTACAGCCAGCTACGTTATCGGGGGATACATAGCCGCCGGACGTATCGAGCAAGAGGAGGCTGTGCGTGTGATGGAGCGTGAGATTGAGCAGAAGGGAGTGACAGGCGCCGACCTCGACCACGCTAAAAGAACTATCCGGGATGGTATTGAACAAGGCAAGCAGGCTCCAATCCACGATGTCATGGAGCGAGAGGAAGCGGCACTGCGGGAGCTGCAGCTGAACGATGGCGACATGTCATTCATCAGCTCAGATAGCAAAGACCTCGAGTACATCCTGGACTACCTCGACGGTAACATTGAGGTCGGCTTGTCTACAGGTAACGCTATCCTTGACCGGTACTTTCGGTTTAAGCGAGAGTTCGTCATGATTAACGGACACTCCAACGTGGGTAAGACAACCTTCATGCTTTGGATGATGGTTGCCAGCGCCATCAACCACAACTGGTCATGGGTTATTTACAGTAGCGAGAACAGGACAGCGAACATAAAGCTTCGATTGCTCCAGTTTGCTACAGCGATAGACCCCAAGATGATGAACCACGCCCAGGTGAAGAAAGGACTGGAGTGGGTGAAGGAGCACTTCACAATTATTGACAATAGCAAGGTGCTCAGCTACCACGAGGTGCTGCTGTACACCGAGAAGATACACAGACTCAAACCTATCGATGGTGTTTTGATTGACCCCTACAACAGTCTCAAGATTAGTATGCTGGCGAACAAGGGTGTAGGTCCGCACGAATACCATTACGAAGCGGCCAGTGAGTTCTTGACATTCGCCAACAAGATAGGCGCAGCTGTGTGGGTCAACGCCCATAGCATTACACAGAGTCAGCGACAGAAGGGAGAGGATGGACACCCCAAGGCACCAGGTGCTGAGGATACAGAGCACGGAGGCAAGTGGGTAAACCGTTCCGACATGTTCGTTACGGTGCATCGCAAACCTCATCACGAGGACCCGGACGTACAGCGGACCATTGAGTTTCACGTGCGTAAAGTCCGTGAGGTGGAGACGGGCGGTAAACCCACCGCCCTGGATGCACCGATGCTGTTCCGCTTCATGGATGACCACAGTGGCTACGAGATGCAGGGCCCAGTGCGCCAACTGTTTCAGCCTATTCAACTATCTAGTGTTGGTAGTCAGTTATCCACATCGGCTCTAGACTTTTAAAAAAAGAGATATATTGTTGCATGCCGAAAAAATCAAAGGGCAGGAGAAAACCTCGGGGGCATCGGCGAGCTGGTCATCAGCTCAAGAGTGCACTCGAGGCGTACTGCTACGATAGGCTGCGCGACACTAAGCTGAAGTTCTCCTACGAAGGAGAGGTGTTCTACTTGATGGATGGGTTCCGGTATGACGGTGTCTACCACAAGATGACCAAGGGCAAAGACGTGATGACCGACAGGACTGGTAAGGCAGTGCTTGGAATCAAGTATACCCCAGACTTCGTGTCACACGAGCACAAGTTTATCATTGAGACAAAAGGTTACGTACACGGCCAGCACACATTCCCGCTGCGGTGGAAGTTGTTCCTTCGGTATTTAGTGGAGAACGGCATGAGCGACTACATGCTGTTTATCCCGAAGAACCGCAAACAGGTCGATGAAACAATTAGGCTTATACTCAATGAGCTCGGAAGAGCTTAGTAGGATGTACATGGTGGGCGCTGATATGATACAGCGCCAGGCCGTGGAACTCTACGAGGAGCTACATAGTAGCGGCAAGCCTGAGACAGACATCGAGCGTGTTATATCACTTATCAAATACCACAGGATGGTGTTCAATGCAGAACTAAAAGCCATCGAAGATTCCTGCCGTGAGTTTCTCGAGACTAAACATTGCTGACGGAGACTTCGGTGAGAAGCTCTGGGCTCAACACCTGACCTCCCTTGGTCGCAATTGTACCATTAGCGACAACCGAAAAGCTACAGACTGGGACGTGAGCACCGACGATGGTGTCAAGTATGAGGTGAAGTACGACAAGCTCGCATACCGCACCGGCAACTTTTACCTGGAGTTCTGGAACACACACAGTAAAAAGCCTAGCGGCGTGATGAGCTGCCAGGTAGACTACTTCATTTACATTGTTCGGGACACAGATAACACCAGGCACCTGGCTTACTGCTTCAGACTGACCGAGCTCCAGGAACACTTGCAATCATCCAACTACAAGGTCCGAGAGAATAAACGCAGGGGAGATAGCAATGCAAAAGGCTGGACCCCACGAATCACGGACTTATGTGAAAGTCCTGATTCTGGATTCATCAAACTCATTGAGCTATGAACTGGGTAACCACCACAACCTGGCCCTGGACATGCGAAGTGCAGTACAGGGACAACTGCCTAGTCTTTCTTTACTGACGCACCAAAGTAGTAGGCGAAGATGTTGCCTACGACAACGCCCTCTATCATGCCCATCAGGTGGACAAACAACTTGTTGTCACGCACGGAGTCGATATACACCACAGCGTATATGGTGAACATGAAAGAGACGAGGCCAACCATGCCAGTGACTAGCATCATCCAGTCTATCTTTCCTGTAGCCTTGACCACTTCCACTTCACGCTGACGAGCAGACGCACGGTCAGCTGATTCCAGCTCAAACGCCATCCTGGCGAACTCAGCTTTCTGGGAGGGCTCCAGGTCTGGGTCGTTTTGAATCAAGTTCTTTACCACACCAAGGGCGCCCTGGTCGGGTAGCAAATCCCCAACCACATCCAATACTTTAGGAGCGTTCATGCTCAACCAACCTCCCAGCTTTGTTTCTTTAAACTTCTTCTTGTCGCTCATTTAATTGTGTATTTCTGGACATAGTCTCTTGACACCCGGTGTCCTCATTAGTACATGTCAGCAAACTTCTCCTCGACAATGAAGCTAGGGCAAGCTTTGTTAGCGTATTCGTTATGACCATGAATGGTGATGTGGTCACCGTACAGTGTGCGCAGAGACAGCACAATCATCCTCCACGCTTTCTCTTGCTCTGGATTCATGGTGTCTTTCGGCTTACCGTCAGCATCGCAACCACCAATGTAGCACACCCCGACTGAGTCTTTGTTGTGACCTTTAGTGTGAGCACCAGACTTCTCTAGTGGACGGCCAACCTCGATGCTACCGTCAAGACGAATAACCCAATGGTACCCGATATCCGACCAGCCTCTGCCTTTTACGTGCCAGTCACGGATAGTAGCTACGCTGAAGTCTTGCCCCTCTTTAGTTGCGGAGCAGTGCAGGATGATTCTTTTCAAATCTCTCATTCCTCGTCTGTTTTGTTGATGTCAGATACAAGCATTTCAAGCATCAGGTCTTCGAACTTGGTTGGTGAAGACACTGCTATATATGATTGGACAAATGCCTCGTAGTTTACGTAGTCAGCTGAGTCCATGTAGTTCTTCTTGATGGCAAGCACTCCCAGAATTTCCCTGGCGGGCTTCTTAGCTAGTCTGCGCACATCACTGCCATGCTTCTTAGCCATGTCTGGGTACAGCTCAAACACCAAGGTTTCCTCGGCCAGACCCTCAAGTGCTCGTTCAAACCTTTCCGCTGACGTTTCCTTCAGAAGTCTACCATAGTCACCAGCCATCTCCTGCTCTGCTATAATCTCCAGAAGCCTGTCCAGGCCCTCTCCTGCATTTTCTATACCCTCAGCGCTAGGACCATCCAGGAAGAAGTCGGCAAGCAGTTCAGCAGCGGCTGCGTCCTCACCTCTGCTCAGCGCACTCTTGATGGCTTCGTCGTCCAGAGCCTTTGCCATGTAGTCAATCTCTTTGACACCTATACCTCCCAGGTTGAGTACGTGCATCACGGCCTGAGCCTGATTGCTAAGCTTGAATGCATCACGGTGCTCCGGCCTAATAAACCTCTCGTTACCCCTACTATCGATGTAGCTGTCGCTATCGCTAAGGGCTCGAGTAGTGGTTAAGGTAAGCTGTTGAGCGTAGTCGCCAGCTGGTCCCAGCAAACCTATAAGGCCAAGCATTGAATCAACGCCTTTACCAAGTCCAGTCTCTCTTCTCATGCTCGGACCGTAAACCGGCAAAGCCCTGGGGTCTTCCCTGAGGAACAGCTCGAACAGCTCTTCGCGACTAAGCCCTGCCGAGTCATACCTTTCTCGGATGTCAGCTTCATTAAAGAGGACACGGTAGTTTATCTCATCGGTGACGACAGCTTCTACCGTCGGCATGCTAGGTAATGGGATAGCATCCAGGACTGTTTTAGCACCTGCTCTTTGCAGCGTGGTCTTGCCGAATATGATGCTACCAACCTTTTCGCTAATCTCTTCCCAGGTTTCGTCGTCGTCATCAAACAAGGACTGGGCAGCATACTTTAGTATCTCGAAGCAAACAGTTGCTGCATACTGGAATCCATACAGCCCGGCAAGTGTTCCAAGCATACCCAAGGCACCATCTCTCTTCGCCTTGAGGTTACCCATAGCCACCCTACCTGCATCAGCAAGCAGTGTTCTCTTGGAGTTGATGGCAAAACTCTGGAAGGCCATGACTATCTGAATGAATTGCCTATTGTCGCCTCGGTAGATGGATGCAGCCTCATCCGCTGATGAGGTGCTCATATCCTTACTCACGATGTTCTCACTGTGAGCCAGGGCTTCCAGGCTAGGGTTGGCTGCTTCCGCAGCCCAGTCAATGCTGAACACGCTCTTATACCTTCCTTCGACTGTAACTACGTAGTCAGCATACAGCGCCAATGCAGCACCGAGCGCCATAATTTTATCGGTAACACGCAGGGTGCGCAGAGATATATCGCGCTGGAGCGTGTCCCTGACCTGGCGGAGGTATGGTGTGTTAAACTCGATACGACCATCAAACGGGTTGATAGCCCCCGTTTGATAATCCCTGAGGAAGACGGTCATGTTTTTCAGCAGCTCATACCTTCCGTCATTTGCCAGCTTCGCCTTCGGGTCCTTCAGCATAACCAGCTTACCGTTTTCATCCTGACGTATAATCGATGCTGCGGTCAATTCAGAGACAGCTGATATGAAGTACATGAACGACTCAACGGATTTTACGTTAGCAGGGACACTGAGTGCCACGGCGCTTTGTGCGAGTATTGGACGAATGAATCCACCGAATGCCTTGGTCACGGCTGCGGAGCGGAACATCTCAAGTGGGTTGGGGATTCTTATATCCCAACCACCCACGCTAAACTTGGCCGCTGTCCTGGTAAACAAGGATGGAGCTTTGGTCAGGTCTCCTGTTACGAATCGCATTACCTGCTCACGCAGCGTGTTCCTGGTGCTTACCTCGCTGACCAGTTTAGACATGGCCTCGCTACCCATGGCGTGCTGGTGAGCAATCACTGGCCCTATCACATTCATCAAGAATGTATTCTCCCTGAGGGTATTGATGTTCACCATCAAGAAATCCAGGTCCATGATTGTGTTCGGGCCAACAGCTCTATCCTCACGGGTGTATGTTGCACCAGCTACCTTCTTGAAGTGGTTGAGACCCGATTCTCTCAAGTCGTCAAGCATCTTCTTTCTTGCAGACAGCTCGTCATCCACGGTCTCGTTGCCGGTCTTAATCTGCCTAACCTTGAATGGGGTGTATACAGGCACAGGGTTGCCAGCCGCATCAGTGCCGTGTACCAGGTCAAGCTCTTTACCGACATACGCTTCCGTGTATTCAGCAAAGGGCTCCCTAATCATTTCATGAATCTGAACCACAAAGTCCACAAGCTCTACGATATCTGAGCGCTCTTGCTCCACCTTGGCGATGAGCTCTTCAAGGGTGTCGACAGAGAACAGGAAGTCCCTAGCATCTTGAAGCCTTTGTACTTCGTTGCGGGTGTAGGTCTTGCCCATTTGCTCGCTGTAGTACTTGATGGTGGCATCCATGCTATCGCGGAGCTGCTTGAGCCACAGTTGTGGGTTTTGCCTGTAGTCTTCAGACTGCGGCATCTGACGAGCCATGCTGTAAATCTGCGCAATAGCATTGTCGTAGCCCTCGGTAACGCTTCCACCGTTACGCTGAATCTCCTGGACCTTAGTCTCAATCATCCTGGCCAGCTCAATGTGCATTGCGTTAGCCACAGACTTGGCTTGTCGGATGCGAGACTCACCGATAGCAGTTCTGATTTTGGCGATGGTCACGTTATCTACAGGGAACAAGCTCCTGATGTATCCTTGCAGGTAGTCCCAGGCAGGGAACCTCACAGTCTTTCTGGAGCGGACACCAGCATTGACCAGCGCCTGGATAGCTGCAGGCAAATCCACCTTACCGTACACCAGGTCAGCCATACTACCAACACCGAACACAGAGCCATTGACGATGTAGTCATTGATTTTGAACTCAATAGCCAGCAGCTGATGCTTATCCAACTTCATCAACCTTTGCTCTAGCTCGGCGAGGTTCGGGTTGTTGGGGTCGGTGATACCCAGCATTCTTGCGAAGTGCGAGTTGTCCATCAGCTCACCCAGGTTTATCAAGATAGCAGGCAACAGCGCATCCCTTACCAGGGCCGCTTTCTTCAGCTCAGCTATCTGCGCATCTTGCTCGGCAAGCTCAGACATAATCTGCTCGAGGTCGACAACATTCGTTGGGTCAAGGTTATTTGCCTCGGCGTAGGAATTAATCCTTTGTGAAGTAAACGTCAGTCTGGAGTCCAGCAACTTGTTGAATAGCCTGTCAAACTCCTGATTGATGTACTCGTCCCTGGTCATCGTCGTCTGACCACCCTCCGCAATCAGCTTATCGTAAGCACGACCAGCCTTGTTAAGCAGGTCCTGTCGGATGGTATCCTGCTCTACAACCTTAGCATGCCCAGCCCTAACCATTAGTTGCTCGATATTCTTGAGCTCAGATGGCTCCGCCACGTATATGTTCTGTTCCTTGTCGAACCTAACACTGGCACGCATCATGCTTGACCTTACATCTTCCAGCAGCTCAATAAACTCGTTGATGGTGTATGCACCAGTGGACGGAATATTTGTTGGATTGATTTCGCCGACGATGCGAGCAATGCTGGAGTAGGACACCAGGTCTCTCTGGCGTGCCTTACCCAGTATAGTTTTCTGAAGGTTGCGAGCTTTATTGACTGCTCGGATGTATTCTTCTACAGCAAGCTTAGCGTCCTGCTCGTCAAACAACTCTACCAGCTTAGCGATAGCGCCATCAATGATTGAGTCGCTATCCTGGGCTAGTCTAGCCGCCGATGCCCTGGCTGTAATACCAAAGATGCTGAACAGCTTGTTGATTTGCTTCTTGCTGAATACAGTTGAAGTCTTGGGTCCCTTGCCTTTCTCCTGACCCATCCTTTCGTTCACGATTGCTCGTGCCTTCTGAAGAAACTCTTTGATACTCTTGACCTTTCCCTTCAGGTCGGTTAGCTCTTGACGCAGCTTCTCCGCCCTATCGCTAAGTCTTTCTGCCTTTCGCTCAGCCTTAGCTGCTTGTGCACGACCAACTCTACGGCCACGGCCATACTGAACAGCCGAGGTGTAGTATCTCTCGGCCTGCTCTTTGGTGTAACCCAGACCCACAAGGGTATCGACGATGTACTTCTTGTTGGGTGCAAAGATTCCCAGCTGACTACTTTGGACAGCGACCAGCCTCCTGTTGCTACCACGTCCCTCCATCTTGAAGGTGACGCCTGGTGTAGTCAGCGCATCAGCAAGCGTGATAACCAACGCTTGCTGTGCTTGTGCTTCAGAGTCACTACCCTCTTCCTGCTCCTTTACATTGTTTGCGTCTCGGACAACATCTTGTTCATTTCGTAATCGCCCTCCAGGAACGCCCTGGTCTCCGCCTCCAACGTCTGCTCTTCCTCTCCCACTACCTCGTACAGATACTCCTCCAGTGTCGGTGTCCTGCCCAGGCTCTGTTCTAGCGACCTGTACATCTGCCCAACTAGGGACGCCGAGTTGCCCGCCTTTGGCTGGGGTGTTGTAGACATATTCTGTGACTGCTGCTCTGAGCTCTTCGATGCTGATTTGGCCATTTGCGTGTTGCTTATGAATGTCTCTTAGTGCTGCTACGTCAGCAGCTTTACGTTTAAATGTATCTGTGAACAGAAGCCTGACTGCCTCCCAGGTAATGCTTTGCACCTGCCTTGGTAATAACTCAAGCTGTCGTGCTGCTTCTCTATATGCGTCTAGGTATGCGAAGTAGACACCTTGAACTCCGTGTTTAGCGCTGTTACCAGGGCCTACCTTTTCACCTGCTTTTTTGCTGCCAAAGTTTGCAAGCACCTCTGGCGCTGAACCCGACACTGGTAAAAACAGTGCCGCCCCCACAGCATGGGTATCGATGGTAGCGTCGTTGGGGTTTGTTGGGTCTGCAATGTTATTGTAGAAGTTGCGAATCTTATGCATCCTCCCCAACTTCATTGAGATGAAGTCTTGCTGCGACATACCGCCCAGCTCCTCCTGAGTCATCATGCCACTCTGAGCAATAGCAATAGCCTTACCTACCTCAACACGGCTACCAAACCCAGCGGTCTTTAATCTCCCATCAAGCGTGACAGCCTTGCCTCTACGCTGTCCAGAGGGGGAGATGATGTGGTATGTCATGTCCAGTCTGGATTCAGCATACGCACGAACAGCGTAAGCCTTCATCTCAAATTCTGAAATCTCTGACAACTTCTTCCCTGCAATGCTGTCAATGTCAGCGAGGTTTCTATCCCTCTTGGCGTCAGATTTTGCAATTTGCGATGCGGTCTTGTTTCCTTTAGTTTCCTGTTGATGGGTGGCTAGGACAAGGTTTTTGGCTGTCTGAACTAGCTGCTCATCAAAGACAAAGTCTCCTGCGTCAGTAGATACTTGTGCTACCAACTCAGCAAGCCTTAGGTTTTGATACCAGTCTTTCTGCGGAGATAGTGCAGCGATAACTCCAGCTGCAGCTTGCAAAGAAATGCCGTACCTACCGGCCATTTCTTGAGCAAGGATATTAGCACCATCATACCACAGTGTAGCTGTTTCCCGCACGTCCGCACTAAACATGTCGTGCAGGGCCACTAGGTTGCCTGCGGCTTGCTGTACAAACACGCTGTACACCTCATCAGCCCTGCCTAAGTTGCGCTCTAGTTTTTTAGGATTCGCTCGCTTTTCCGCTGCCCTCATCACTGGTATGGACTTGAACTTGCGGGCGCCCTTCACAATATCCAGAGACATTAGATAGTTGGCATTCTTGACGTATGCGTCTGGGTCCTTCTCTCGGAGATACTGGATGGATACGTTTAGCGAGCCGTCATGGCTTGATGCATTGACACCTGATGCGCTGGCGGCAAAACCCTGACCAATCCTAGGCCCAGATTGTACTTGTGAGCGTACTTCCTGGGCGGTTTGTGGTTGAGCATCAGGGCCCTTCCTTCTCAGAGAGGATATCTGCTTAACACGTGGGAAGTCTTCTGTGGACTCAGCGAGAGTTTGGCGTCGCTCCTCCATGCTCATGCTCATTCTTGCCTCCACATTCCTGGCTTCAACCTCTCCACCTAACTTTCTATAGGCATCAAATCGCACGGGTGGCGAAAACATCGCAAGGTCCATGGAGTTCTCTTGGATAAAATCGCTGGTCTGAGCGTCCATCTCTGATAGCAGCTCTTCTCTTTTGATGAGCATCTGTATTGCCTCTGCGCCTCCTAATCGGTCCAGACCTTGGTCAACCTCCCTTTGTATGTTATTGTAATCGAATAACATTCCACCCAAAGTTTCGCTTACGCTCATCGCGTCAAGCAGTTTATCGTTCTGGATGGTTAGCTTTTCTTGAATTGGGCCGACGTAGTCCTCAAAATACTGTTGACGTACAAAATTATTTTTCCCTACGTAGAGCAGTGCAACGTCGTCAAGACTAGTCGCTCCACTAGATTGCCTGTCACTCCTAAGCGACTTTGATAGTACTTCTTTTACCTCTTCAACAACTCTATAGAATGAACCCGGTTCCGTAGTGCCTGCGCGATTTTCGTATGCTTCAGGGCTTATGTTTCTAGCTCTGCCCTCTGCGACGGTTTGTCTCATGGCCACATGCAGATTCATAGATGCCATGAAGGTGTTATGACCGGTCCCTTCAGTATCGAAAAAGTCATACCGGTAATTCTCTATAATCAAATCATCTCGCACCGGACCTCCTTCTCTTTCGAATTTACCTAGCGCCAATGGGTCTTGCCCCTCACGGATAAGGTGATACTGCCTTTTGCCGGTAGGGTTTTTAGGGTCGGCTATGGGGACTACTTCAAATCCAGGGTCTAGGATAACCATAGACACAATCAGTCCCATGGCATTAGATTCCTTGCGCTCATAGTTAGGGTCTTGTTCGGCGCTAGGCAGGGATTTATAATCAGCGAGAGCCGTCTCGCCCAAAATGTCCCCCATTTTTTTGCGGTTGAAGAGTAGGTCTACTTTGTTGTCGCCAAGCAACTGACCACGGACATATCGCTTGATTTGCTCAATGAATTCAGGTACGTGCTCTGCATTCTGCCCCTGGCCATATTGGCTGTAAATCATGTCCTCTAAGTCCTGCATATTTCTTGCCTGACCAAACATGTCGAACAGCTCACGAGCTGCAGTAAAAAACCTACTAGCGGTAGCTAAATCATCAACCTTTTTGTTTTGATTTTCCTGAAAGTTTACCAATACCTCAACCAGGTCGCTTGGGGGTAAAGACATGAACGCGCTCCTAGAGTTTCCACCCTCTGAGAATCCCTCTATGCGTTGAATCAGGTGTTGTATTTCGTGAACCAGGGTGCCTGTCACTCTCTGTCTAGCGGTGGGGTTTTTTTCGTTCAGGTATATGCTGTTTACCAGGTCACCACCGTCCATCTGAAATTCAGGGAAGAGATAATTGCCAGTGCTCATGTCAATTAGACCAAAGCTATCTATGGCATTCACATACCCAAGCGTGTTCTCCTGGTACGTGTGTGACGCCAATGCATTCGCAGGTATGTAGTCGTCAGTGAATACAGGTATTCGAGCCAGGGAAGGGTATGCTTGAAGCAGTGGGGAATCCATGCCGCCCTCAACAATAGCCCCTAACGTGACCACAAAGTTGTTCTGAGTATACTCCTCTTCATTACGCAGAGGCGGGTCCAATCTCCTGTTAAGATTACCTACTACTGTTCCAAAATCCTTGAGCTCAATGTCTGGTATCTCGTACCTCCACTTGTTGTCGACACCCCTTTCCCAGCCGGTAGCTATCTTAATGCTTAGAGCTGCAAGGCCATCTTTCTCCATGGCTTCGGCAATAGCGACCCTGTCTAGTATCTCTGCGTTGAGCTTAGCGTTAACTCCAACAAACTGATACCAGGCTTCCTTATCCTGGGGTGGCGGTGCCATCTTGATACCAGACTTCTCGCCCAAACGACGACCAGCCTCAGTCAGAGCAGCGTCACTCGCTTGCCTGCCTTCAGCCACATCTGACGTCACTTGCTCGATAGCGTGGACTACATCTCTGAGGATAGGGTTCTTGACGTTCTTGAACAGTTTCTGGACGTACATGCGAAGCCCGTCAGTCAGGCCCTTCTTGTACTCGACGCTGGTTTGACCGGAAGATATGTTAGCCTTAATCTCGGTCAGAATCTCGTTAGCAACAGTGGGGTCTAGCTGCATCATTTCGCCAAGCACCTTGATGATGCCCTTAGCATCACCAGCCTGTCTGGCTATCTCTAGCGCATTGTAAAGGTCGCTAGAGATGGTGCCGTTTTTAACAGCGCCAAGGATGTACGACTCTACGAAAGATAGTAGCTCCTGCAGCGTGTCGACATCACCGATTGAGTTGACAAGAGATGCGGCCAGTGCGGATGATGGGTCGATGCCAGCATCGCTGAGCGCTTGGTTTGTTACGACGTGATGCTGCTCGTGGTAAGCGGTGTTGGCTTTGAGCGCTGGCAAGTACAGGTGTATTGTGTCGCCATCTACCACAAGCCCACGCGGAACGCTAGTACGGTCAACAGACCTATCGGGGTATGCAGCCTGCTCAGCATCCTTGAGTGATTGCAGGGTGCCGTGAAGAACCACCTTACTGCCGGGTTTCATCCCAGAGATAATAGTTGCCACGTTGCGCAGCCCTTGCACAATTTGCTCGCGGGTAGAATACTTATTTGATTGTATTCTACCGCTATTGATGATTTCCTCGATGATAGAGGCAGCGTTGTCCGTGGTCAGCTCTGTGGATGTCTGACCTGGAACAACATCCCCATACTCCTGGAAGCTGGTGTCTGTCTTACCAACCTCATCGATAAACGACAGCGTGTCATCATCGAGTAACTGGTCCTCGACATATGACTGCTCTTGCGAGTAAGCTGACTCGACGGTGAACTTCTGCTCAAACAAAGCCATAGCCTTTTGCTCAAGCAAAGAGATTTGGCTCATCAATGCATCAGCAACATCAGCCTTACCTTCGTCACGCAGCTTCTGGGCCTGGACCCTAATAGCTCTCGCCGTGTCCCTAGTCTGGAGGATTTGCCGGTTGAGCTTGCGAATCTGTTCGACATCCTCGTCGGACATATTCTCCATGAACTTGAGTTCTCGAGCAACCAGGCGCATGCTCTGCTCCTCAATCTCACTCATCTCACGTTTAATCTCGCCCCTTCTTGTCTCGTCTTTGGTTTCGTTAAACTCTTGAGCAAGCTTCCTGTACCTGGACTGGAGAATCATCTGAGGACGCATCCTCACACGGCTTGCTATAAAGGACGCAGACTTAACCGTAGCAAGCTGTATGTTGCCTGCAAGTGCTCCAAGGATAAACGCATCTGCCGTCTCGTGCCAGTCAAATTTTATCTCTTCCCTCCTGGAGATGAGCTTCGACATCTGAACATTGATGCTTTCAATGTCTGCGCCTGGTTGAGTTTTGGCTTGCGTCAGGACATCAAGATTTCTATTGATGTCCTGAGTCTCAGCGTAGTTGGTTACGCTCTGCTCAATAACATTGGCAAAGACTTCTTCGAAGCCCTCCTCTCCATACTTGAATATGGGGTTGCTCTTGAGCGCAGTCCACGCCTTATCGGTCCCCTTCCCAAAGCTGAAGATGCGCTTGCCAGCAGCAGATACAGGCTCCTTGCCTGCCATCTTGCGAAACATGTTACCAGCCAAAGTCTCCTGGCCACGGAAGATGTACTCACTCAAACCCTCACCCGCACCAACTAAGGTGGAGTAAAGCATTTTTTCTCCGGTGCTGAGATGCGCCTTGTCTTGCAGTGATGTGTATGTAGAACCCGCACCAGACAATCCGAAAGTTACCGGCATGACGTATGCCGGCACACCAGCGTAGGTCATGCCTATCTGCATGGCTATTTGAGGAAGCACCTCAGCCACCCCACCTCCAATGACCGCACCAAGCTGCTCGCCCGTAATCTCATCGTTGTTGTACTTCTGGACAGCCTTGGTGATGTTCATATCAGCAAGGTCAGTTCCCAAACCTGGCCTTATCCTCAAGTCAGATTTCTTGTACTCCGCAAGCAGTGATGACATCGAGACACCAATGGTTCCGTTCATTCTTGCAAAAAGCTCCTCACTATCTCGAGATGCAAGTAGTGCGTAAAGAAAGTTGTCGCCCGTGCCTTCGTAAAATGGGTCACCAGCTCTATCTAGGGCTTCCTGCTTTATCGCTTCGCTGGCTTGTCTCTGTTGCTCTATTGTATAGTCCCTCATGTCCCGACCCTCTATCAGCCGGAACGCATCAGTTAGATAGGTCATGCCATCGACCAAAAGGCTTGAGCTAAAATTTGCAACGGACCTTGTCGCCTGATTCCAATAGTATCCCGCGCTCCCCTCTATCAATTCATCCGGCTGCTCTCTAAGAGCGATAGCTTCAGCTGTTTTGCTGTATGCAATAGCACTGCGCTCAGCATTATCCTCCACCTCTTCCTGGAGCTGCAGAGAAATCAGGTCAGCAGCATTGGCGGCTGTTTGTGTTCCGCCAAGCATGTAGGTTGCTTGGTTGTACTGCTTCACCATTTCTGGCAAAGCCTCAAACATCTGCTCTTGTAGTTGCTCACGCTCAGCCTCTGGAGCGGAAGCAACAGTAGTAAGCATCTCGGATAAGCTGTTCGTGAGCGCAGCTTTTTGCATGGTGGCTGACCTTGCCTTATCCCTGGCAAGGAACCAACCAGCAATGTTTTTGTATTTCGCCTCATCCAAAGTCTGACCCAGAGCTTGGTAATAACTTTGCGCATCTTCGTACGTGCTCAGGGCGCTAGGCATAAGCGCCTGAGCTTCCTGCATCTGCTCATCCGTGGTTGGTATCAATGCCTCATTTACGGTGCCCAGATACTTCTCATAAAAAGGAAGCGCACCCCCCATATCGCTGGGCACCTCCAGCTCCTCCAGGGTAAGCTCTTCTTGATAGTGGTATGGGCCAACCAGACCAAGCCTGTATTTGGTGTCGAACTCCGCTCTCTGGGACTTGCTGGACTCTAGTGTTAGTGGGTCGATGAGATACCCGCTGTCGTATGCTACCGTCAAAAGGTCTTGCTGCGTGATGCCTAGGTTAGCATAGGCCGCATCACCCCTCTTCATATCAAGCAATGGGTCAATGAACTCAACGGCAGCAAAGTCTTGGTTTAGAACGGTGCCTGGTGAGTAGCCAAACCTTGACGCACCGAACGCACGCATGTCATCATACAGCTTACCCAGAACCTTGTTTTTCTTGTCCTCGTTCCTGAGTGTATCCTGTCTTTGAGCGGTTGCATAGAACTCCTCCTCATCAGCCCTGTAGGTCTCCCTTAGGCGCTCCATCGCCACTTCAAAAGCAGGTGTGCCTTCAGCTGGAATTCCAGCCTTGTCGGCCTGCTCCGGGGTTACGCCTTGACTCAAAATTTCCTGCCGGGCTTCGATGAGCTGCTGTCTGCGTTGCTCCTCACGCTCCTCGATAGCCGTGGGGCTGTAGTTGATGCCCTCCAGCCAAGCCTTGCGATAGGTCTCGCTGAGCTCATCTGACTCAAGTACAACCCTGTCTTTGGTTTCGGTCAGCCTTGCCAGCTCCGCCTCTGCCTTGGCGCGGGCGTCTTTTTCGTTGCGAGCCTTGACGGTGATAACCTTACCAGCGTCAGTCTTGAACTGATACTCTCTATCACCAAGAACTGGTTCTGTCTGTGCAGCGGTTACCTGCTCACCAGCCCTAGCGTCACCCATGAGGATACGTGTGTATTCCTCATAGGTGCCTAGGTTGTATTTTTCGTGTGCGTTCTCCCACAGCGTTCTCCTGTTAGCAGGGTCAGCCATAGCTGTACGAAACACATCTGGTGAACCAAGGTTGTACTCTGACTGCTCGCCACCAAGGCGAGCGTAGAGGGTGTCAAGGGTTTGCTCGTTCATTAGTTAATTCTGTCCAGTTCTTCTAAGAAGCCTTCAGCCTCTACTTTCGGGAAGAAGATATCTCCAGCCATGGAGAGCACATACATAAGCTCGTCGCTAACAACCATAGGCTCCGCGTCAAAGTCGGGTCCATATAGACCGTCAAACTGTTGCACTTTTTTGCCGTCAATCGTAAGGTTCTTAAACTCGTCCAGTCGCACGGTAAAGCTCTCTCCACTAGGCAGCACGATGGTTCCGTTGAGCTTGTCGGTGCTTTCATCAGCAGTTCTACCTGATTTTGGAATTTCTTCATGGACCATGTCTTGAATAACAGCCATCTCTTTCTCACCATCAAAGAGAGTCAAGACACCAGCTGTTTTACCCGTAAATGCAGCAGTCTGGGCAATCCTGGGGTTCTCGGGGTATTCACCTACGGGGTTGTATACGTACTCGAAGTTGATGCCTCCGTTTGTGCGTGACTCTAGATACCTCTTACCTGCTTCCGTCGTGGGCTCATAAGGAGTCACTCGTCCCGCTCGGTCATTAACAATAGTACCTTCAGTACGATTTCCATCTGACCAAGAGGTACCTCTGGCCGTTGCCTGCCCTTGTTCATCAACAGTTACCTCCAACACACTCTTTCCAACACCAGGATGGCTCTCAACGTGCTTGACGGTTCCCAGTAAAAGGCCGCCCTTATCGATTGTTCCATTGATAACCTCATGTGAAACAGACATAGTCGTATCCTGGGATAACAAACCCAAGCCTCTGTTGAATATGTCTGGGGCATCAATCTTCATGTTTACCCCTTCACCTTTCAGGTCGCTTGCCACAAAGTCGTAATACCGCTCTACGGATGCTTTTTTCATCTCACGTGAATCGTAAACTGTTCTGCTGAGTTTACCTTCATCGGCAACAACCTTACCCTCAATAGACATAGATGTGCCCTGCTTTTCATTCCGCAGGGTCAGACCATCTAACTCTATAAGCTCATTACCGAACTCATCGGTAACGGTCTGGGAGTCTTTAGAGGTGAGGTTGACCTCGTATTCGCCTTCGCTGTAAAGCTGGTTTCTGGTCTTGTCCCTTCCTTCAGGCTTCGGTAAGGTGTACGGTTCGCCTTGCGGTTCTTCTGTGGTTTGCTCTGTGCCCACAGCGTCCGCTAGTGCAGCCTGCTTAGCCAGCCTCTTGGCGTCTCTTCTTGCTGCCCTACTTACAGGGTAGCTGTCATTTGCAAGCTTGTCGGCAATGCCGTTGATTGTCTCTCTAGCCTCATCAACCTTACCTGCTTCGAGCTGTCTCTCAGCTCGTCGCAGGTCCTTGTTGTAAGCTCTCTTGCTTCTCCTGTCGAGGAGCTGGTCTCCCCCACGTTTCGCAACAGCTAGTCTGGCACTGAGGATGTCCTGGGTAGATACTCCTTCAGCAGGTGCATCTTCATCAACAGAGGTCACACCTGTCTCGGTAGCAACTTGCTGCTTGATATCTTCAACCTCTTGCTTAGCTTCCTCCGCAGTCGCAACGTCAAAGTTGCCAATACTCATCGCCTGTTCTACCCTGCTTGGAGGTTTTGTGTCTGATTCAGCTACAGGTCCAGGCGTAGCATCTGCTGCTGGCTGAGCAGCTGGCTGAGCAGCTGGCTGAGCGGCTGGCTGAGTAGCTGGCTGAGTAGCAGGCTGAGTAGCAGGCTGAGCAGCTGGCTGTGTGGTCTCAGCTTCTGGTGCGGCAGTTCCCGCTGCACCTGCTTCGGTCGCTTGTGTCTCAACCGGTGAAGTGGTAGCCGGTTGGGTAGTAGCCGGTGGCGTATCTTCTGTGGTTGTTCTTACAGCTCCAAAATCATCAGGCACAGAGGGCGATGATGCCGCTTGCGCCCTGCCCAAGTCTTGAAGTACCGTTGCTCGAATCTCTCCGAGTCCTGGTAGGTTTTGAGTTCTTGTGCCTCCTGGTTGAGACATTGCCGCAACTATCTCGCGGAATTCCTCTTTGTCCGTCTCAGGTGTCAGTACACCAGATGTATACTCGTTTTGTTGCAAGGCCGCTTGGAGAATAGCCATCCTCTCCGCATTGTTTGCACCTCGAGCTTGTTCGATTGCGTCCAAAATGCTTTGCTGTCTAGCCTTCTCAGACACCTTAATTCCAACCACCTGGCCCTGGTCGTTGAAGTGTATTTGCTCTACCTCGTGAGCTATACCATCTATATCAAAAGGTCTAAAGAACTCAGCGGCTCTTACCTGGATTATGCCATCCTCAACAGCGGGCGCTCCGGCTTCTGTTCTTCCAGTGATGTATGTTAGACCACCGTCACCACTCTCTGCATTGTAGTCCGCAATACCTTCCTCTAGCTCTGGGTTCACCGACTTGAACTTGTCACGAACCGCCTGCCTTGAACGGAATGCGTGCATAGCAACAGCCTCCCTAAGCTCCCTGACCTCATCGGTATCGTACTCCTCACTTTTATATAGGTCCTCGTCAGAAACACTAAACACAATGTCTTCTGGACCGGTGGCATCCACTGGTATAGAAGCAATCTTAGTGATGCGCTGACCATTCACTTTATCAAAAGCCATGTCGATGGCGTGTGATTCTTCTGCCTTCTGCAGGTCCTCAAGAGTCACCTCCCCTGTGGGGTTGTACTCACTCTGGTAGTGCTCAGCTGAAATGGCTCTAAAGTTGTTTCCGTCTGTTCCCAGCTTATGGTTGTACTGCTTAACAAAGCTGTCATTGAACTCCTGCTCCCTAAAGCCAACAGCCCTGGTCTGCCCCATTTTGCCGACAACCTCAATCTCGTAAAACTCCTCTTCCTTGTTTGACAGTGCGTCATCAAACAGGGTCGTACCCATGGCATCGCTAAGCAGACCAATCTCCTCTTCCACTGACCTGTTCATGGTAGGGATGTTGTCTAGGTTGGTCATCCCGTATTTGGATTCGCTGTAAGGGGTTTCACCGATATACACGACACCACCTCTTACCTCGACCGGCTCATCAATAGTAGAGTAATACCAATCGTTAAGGCTTTCTATGTTCTGCTTACTCTGAGCACTAGAGCTCACCTTTTGCTCGGCGAACAGGTCCGCATACATTTTTCCTTTAGCCTCCTCCTGCGCGAGGATGTCAGTGTAGGATTGTCGGGCCTGGGCAATCTCCCTTTGTGATTCAGCGCTCGGTTTTCTTGTGCTGCTACCAGCTTCGAAGGTCAGGCTTTGGTAGTGGTCCAGAGCAGCCTGTGCAGCCACCTTTCCGCTCTCACTAAGACCGCCTGGAACGGACATGCTGAGCACCTCATTAACCTTGAACTTTTCTTGATTGACCTTTTTCTGCTGGTCACGCTCCTGTAGAGCCGCTGCGATGGGTGTTGCAAACGCCTGACCTACGGCAGTTCCGATAGCGCTGTAATCAGCTCGTGGCCCTAGGTAGGGTCTGCCTTTTTGTTCTTCCATTACTTTTCAAATCTACGCACGAGGCTCCTCACAAATTTAAACAATCGATTGGCTCGCTGAGGGGTTGGCTTGCCCTCTGACATCTCCTTCATTTTGTTGGCATCCTTGGGTGCAATGATGTACTCGCCGCCGGTCATTTCAGCAATCTTCTCCCCATCATCATCAATAACGTGGATGGGATTAGTCTTGTGGCTAAACTCACCTGGAGTCTTTTCGATTTCACCACCCTTCTCCAAGAGCAGACCTACGCCGCCGCCAGCAGCTCCAGCCACACCTCCAGCAATACCTGCGATAGCTTGAATTCTTTGCTGCTCAAGAG